ATTGGTCCTTCGGATCAAACGATCTACCTTGATAACCAATGACGTTATTATTTTCATCAAAAAATGGAATCACCAATCTCGGTGTATCATCTTTTAATGATCGAAATTTATTTGGAACAATAGTATTTGTCCACTCTTTAAATTTCGTACAAAAATAAAGTTTACTAAAACAGTTAACCGGTATTAATCTTTCTTGTAAGTATTTGTATACTGGATGGTCCTGTGCAAGTCGTGAGCAAGGCTCCAAGTTTGCCAAGACATTATTGAATTTAGGAATAAAATTGAATTTTGGAAGAATGGTTTGAGGGTCATATTGTTTCTCCTTATATCTTTCAGTTATATATTCTTTATGTAAAACAGGATTAACTTTTTCTAAAAATGTACTAAATGTTGCACCAAAATCACAATTATGACATCGATAAAAATATTTGTTTTGCTTTTCATATATAAAACCACGTCGCTTGTTTTTATTCTTTTGAGAATCTCCACAGATAGGACAGCGAAAATTCCAAAGATTAGTATTGTTCTGTTTAAACTTATCTAAACCACTTGAACATAAATTAATGTACTTCACATCAATATAAGCGCTACTCATCAAATCCCCCAAAACTACATATCACTACCAAGTTTATAATGTATTGATTCTACTTCTTTGTATTCACCAAACAAAGATATGATTGGTTGTTGCTTACCACAATTAGGACAAAAATATGCTCTATTACATGAGGGATTAGTTAATACCCAAGAATATTTACATTCTTCACATTTATATTCATATTGTTCTAATTTAACAATGCCCAATCAAAATACTCCCATCATTTTTAACAATCCTATAAAAACGAAAACGCCAGATAGAGCTATTAACATCATAGCACATCTAGCGTTTGATTGTCTTTTTTTATTTTCCATAGTCCAATTATATCATAATAAATGTGAAATAACAAGGAAAAATATTACATGAGACTTAAGCCTTTAATTGGCGAGGAAGTCGACAATAAAGCGCCGATTAAAGCGCCAACGACAACCATTCCACCCCAAGTCGCCCATTTCCATTTTTCTACGCGCCTTACACGTTCATCGAGAATATCAAATCTACATGTAATCTTTTTACGGACGCTTTCGTGGAATTCTACATCCCCCTGCAAATGATTATCCATCCTCTCATGTAAGCGTTTAATATCATCTAATCGTTCGCTATTCTTTGTTGAAAAATGGTCTTTAATAAATATACATTGCCCTTCCAATTCTTTAATAACATACTGTAGGTGTTCTATATCTTTTCTTAAAGCAAGTATTTGTGTTTCAGAAGCTCGTGATTGCAAATCACAGCTAGCTCGTGATTGATGTTCTATGCCTGGTTTTGGTGGCTTATTTTCCATCCTCTCTACAGTCCTCTAATTGCTTAAGCATGGAATTTTCGGCATTAAACCGATCTTTAATCCATCTAGGTGTTACTTCATAATTACCATTCGGTAGCTTGGTCATTTGAGCTTCACCAACAATTCTCACTGTAGGTCTTTCATATGCATTACTGTTTGCACAACCAACAAAAACTATTAAACAAAATCCCAGCATTATGTTTTTCATATTATCCCTTTCGTCCCGTATTTCCACCACGGGCTCTTTCGGCTAAATATTCAAACATTGAGTCGATACCTTCTACATCAGTATCCCCTAATGATTTATCCATTTCTTTTTTTCGTGCTTTGAATTCCTCAAAACTTGCTTTATCAGAATTCTTTTCCACCTTGTCCATGATTTTTAAACCAAGTCCTAAAGCGTTACCTATGATTGATCCAATCATTTCTTATCTCCTTTTTTAACCATGATTCCAGATTTACCACCACTAGGACTTCTATATTTTCTCAAATATAACATATGTCCCGAATCTTGATGCTGTACTATAATTGATTTGCTTGGATTCTTTTTTGCATAATTATAAATTCTCAAACCAATTTTACTTTTTGTATCAATATGTCTTGACCATCTAGAAAATTTAGTTTTACCAAATCTGCACTTAGCAAAATCTTTTCCATCAACTTTAAATACTGGCATACTTGCAAATGTAGTATCAGGTTCAATTACTGGTGCCTTTACAGGAACATCAACAGGCGCTTCAACAGACTCCCAAGTTGAATCCCAAGTTGAATCTTTCTTATCCTTATACTTCTTTGTTACATCAGAAACCTTTTTCTTCTTTTTCTTCTTCCAATGTGCTACATCAGAACCAGTACCCGGAACAGCAGGACCAGTAGAATTTACAGGGGCATCCTCATTTTTCTTTTTCATAGTCCAACCTTTCGGAAATAAGTTTCTTTAATTTTTCATCATCTGCTTCTTCTCGAAGAAACACTAATGCAGCTATAGCATAAGAACCAATCTTAGATTTTCCACCCGGAATCTTTTCCATTAATCGTTTCAAGTTAAAAATAAAACGAATTAATATTGAATAAGAATCCTTTTCTTTTCGATCTTTTAGTTCTTTATACTTCCTTAATACTTTACCTTTCTTATCAATAATACCATACTCATAGGCCTTTTGTTCATCCCAGTCCATGGTAAGTGTGGTAATAATTCTATATGTGATGTAGGTATCGACAATGCCCGACATTAATTAACTCCCCTTAGTTTTGTAATTATTTCATCGTCTAATGGTATGTCAGCATATTGGTCAGTAGGCATCCTATTTAAAAATATTAGGAATGTCTTTAACATTGAATGAAAGTTCTTTTCTATTCTATGAAATAATATTCGCGTCGCTGCTTTATTTTCAAAAACATTATAAAAGGTAACAAGATGATTAATTATTAATCTTTCTTTTAAAATATTATCATCCTTATACCTTTTAAACAGTCTACGAATATAATGAAGTCTTTTGACATCTTCAAAAAATTCTTGAATATCTTTACAATGGGGATTATCATAATGTAATAATGCATACATCATATAATTACCATTCGTCAATTGTTCAAATCTCATACTCATAAATCCCTCATTCTTTATGGTGCCATATCTGGCCATAATTTCAAGAATTTTTTGTCATACCAATCCTCATACATTGGATATAAAAATATCCAATCAGAGGTTGTATGCTCACCGCGCCATTCTTCATCATCTTTATATTTAAACATAATCCATTCTTTTATTACATAATAATTTATACCGGGTGCTGGAAGTAACCAATGATCTCCATTATCCGTTATCACATGCACACAATTTGTCTTGCATGGTAAAGCTTCAATCAATGAATATGCAATTCTAATATTGGTTAATCCATCCCCATCAGTATCTATATAAAAAGTTACTGTGCGGGGAACTTCTTCTGGAACCCAATCAATTATTTCATTTACTTCTATAGTATCTGCTTGTGGAACTTTCGGTTCAATGGCCTGAGCGTCGCTGATCCATAAAAAGCATAATAAAAATAACAGCTTTTTCATCAGCCATATCTCCTATATTGTTTTTAACGTGGCAATCCACTAAACTATGCAACAACTGTAATTGTTCCTGCAGCTGTACCTTGGGCAGCACTAACTGCAACTTGTGCGTTAGTAGAAGTGCCCTTATCTTGAATCGTACCACTATTTAATGTTATATTCTGCGCAGCTACTGACAATACATCATCAGCATTGGTTGCAGCATTAGCGGCAGCTATAGGCTCGATAAAAGTTAAACGGTTTGTACCAGTTCCTGTTGAGTAATCTAGTACATGATTTCTTCCACCTGTTCCTGATACTGCCATAGTTGGTGTTCCACCAGTTGTGACAACATCTACTGCTTCATTGTAATTTACTGTTATTGATAATGTTCCACCAGCTGACTTATCAAACGTATCGATATTCCAGTTAACGGAAGAAACAGTAGCAGCAGCCAATTTTGCTGTATTTGCTGTTCCACCTGACAAATTTCTAATAGCAACTAATACTTCTCTAGCTCCGTCCGGATTTCCACCAGCCGCAGCAGTCCATCCAGCTGTCGTTGCATATACATCACGTTTTTCAACGTCTGTTAAATACTTTGGTTTTGCCTCATCGGTCGTTGTTGCTCCCCATGAACTCATTCGAATTCCTCCTCTGTTAAAAACATTTTACCTACTGTTTTTGGTTTTTTGCGTTCTTTTTTGATTTTTGGAACCCGCTGAGGTTCAGCACCATTTCCATAAATCACTTTTAATTTTCCATTCTCATTAACTTCAAATTCAACTTCAGTACCATTTGTAATCTGTCCTTGTACAATATTTATATGAAAATTATATGCATGACCTTCAGATAAAACTTGTCCAGAGCCAGAATGATAAGCTGCTATTTTTCCTTTCATAACATTCCTTTCAATATCGGTAGGAGAGCAACATGACCATTGCGGACAAAGCTGCTCCCGTACCCATAATTGTATTTTGGTTAAATAATTACTTACCGTTCGTGGTGGCGTCATTTTTATTATTACCAATGTTCAACGACAACCAATTAAGAACAGGGTAGATTTTTCCCAATAAAGGAATGTCTTCCATATACTTATCCTTCAGCGTCATAGTAATACCATTGGCAATTACAACTACCGTTGATACAATATGCCACCAAGACTGGGTCTCTGCCCAACTCAAAATCATTGCTTCCATTTTTTTTCTCCTAATAAATTAATTTAATATGATTAATGATACAACCAACCAGCAATACCCCAGCCCATCACGAAAAACAATACTTTGCAAAAATGCGGATGCATAACTTCTTCCTCCCTTGTGAATTAAACGTTCTTATTTCATTCTTTTTTGCAATTCTTTAAAAACCTTTTTCGCTAATCTAGTATTTTTGGTCATTAATCCATCAGCAAATTTTTTAAATTTATCTTTTGTTACATATTCTCTCATCTTAGAACCGGAAATACCAGTAACTCCCTCAGCATCAGGATCTCTTTCACCTGCGGAGACTACTGTGAAGTCTTTAATATTTGTTAATTTTTCCTTAACAAATTTGGTCATATTCTTTTCAAATTCTTGTACTCTATCACTACCAACCACAAACATCACCTTAACAAACTTTTTTGAGTTTAACTTATCTAACACATCAAATGGTGTTTTGATATCTCTAGAAGTATTTATAATATCACCAAAGACATCTTTAAGAACTGCCACCTTTGTTTTAAACGTTAATGGATTTTTTTTATTATCCTCTGTTTTAGATGGATAAATCATAGGGACACCTTTAGCGGTAAACGCCTCACTCATTACTTTTTTAATAAGTTTGGCATGTCCAGTCGTTGGCGGATTCATACGACCAAAGGCAAAAACCGCTGTTTTTTCCATAGCCTCTTTTAATGCGAAGTTCTTAAACGTAAGCATTAGTCTTTATCTTTATCCCACTCTTTTTCAATTTCATTATAAAACTTTTTCTTATCTTCATCAGAAAGCTCAGCTGGACTTTTAACTTTCCATTGAGCAAGCTTCTTATCGAAAAACTCTCGATATGCTTTTTGTCCTGCTGTCATTTCTTTAAATGTTTTCATCTTTTGCTGTCTCCTGTGTTAGATATCATTTTCTGCATCTTTTTTGGCGTATCCCATTGCTACCATAAATTTTATAATATTATTTCGTGCGCCCGAAAGCACTGCTCGAGACGACGCGTTTTTCTCACTATTGTTTGATCCTACTTTCACTTTAAATTTCTTTTGAAGGTCTTTGGATTTCTTTGTTAAATTTTTCTCATGCCAATGATCACTTCCAATCAATCGATTATACGACCCAAAAGTCTTGCTAGTAAATTCTTCTTCGTTAATTACTTCTTTAAATGATTTCATCTTTATCTCCTCGTTGCAATATTCTAAAGCCCGTTTACCTTTATATCTTTTGCCCATATGAAATATATTTTCTCTTTGCCATGCCATTGCATCTCTCGGATTACACTCACATTGATACCTTAAAGTTGCATTACACCTTGCGCAAAATCTTGATCTCACTCTAAACAGTCTATCAGTGTCAATAGTAGTCATTACCTTTTAATATTTCCTCCCAGTTATTATCCTTCTCTTTAATATTATCAACATACACCTTATGTATGTCTTCTATAACTTTCCTTTCACAAACATTAACTCCCATTGCTTCATTAACAACGTCCTGTAATGCGCTATAAATTTGTGGTGTCAATATCATATTATTTATCCCAATTTTTAGCTATTGTAAAATTAGCATGTGAAAAACCAAGACGATCAACCAACTTAACAGCACTGCCGTCTTTAGAATCAATCGCAACATATCCCTCTGGTGCGGTTACTTTAAATCCATCTTCATCTCTTAAGAACGTCCCAATTCCTTTTACTTTTTCTAATTGTTTAACTATCATTGCTTTTGCATCCGCAATACCTAAATATGTAGCAAAAGTAAAAAAAACTTCTTTGTCATACTTCTTAAATAATTTCTTTGCTTCCTTCTCGTACTCTTTATATTTTGCTTTACCTTTATCAGATTTCTTTGCTGCTATTTCTTTTGCCATTTTATCTAAATAATACTTCTCAAAGTCTTTATGAAGTTTTTTAGTATCTTTTAATTTTAATCCTGCTCTTATTTTTGTATTAAAGAAAACCTTTAAATTGTAAGGCACAGAATTCTTATCCTTAACATTTTTCTTTAATACATTAAGAAATTTTCCCGTAGCTTTTAAAGCACCTTTAGTTCTAGCTATAAGTCCTTCAATTGTTTTTACTTCAGATTTTGTCATACTTGGATTAACTAAATCCAAACCAGCATCTTCAGACCAAACATTTTTTGTTTTAGTAAATTTACTCGAATCCACACCAAAAGAGGCAGAAAGGTCGGCAATAGTACTACCGTTATAAGTAGTATGCCACACTACGCCTATTTTAGATTTTCGTATAGTACTAGCTAAATCGGAGTCATCTGGAACAGCATATGTAATTGTGTTAGGTGTAAAAGTTAAACTAATCACCCCATCTATATTTTCTTGTTCCAAATCCTCCTTAGTGAACATAATGTCACCTTGAAAAATACCATCCATTTCGAGTTCGGGCAAATACTTTAAAGCAACTTTTAATTTATTTACAGGACCACCCGTTCCATGATTGGATGTAATATCCGCATTGGTATAATTTATCTTAGGGGTCGCATTAAAAAGAGACTTTGTTGCAACAAAGAACTTCCCGTTCTCAGGATTAATACCAGCAAACACGGCTGGAGCGCCATCCCACTTGGTCGTCACCGTCAATTTGCTAGTGCTACTACCACTCAACATATCTGTGAGTGAATTTAAAAATAAGATAGCGGTCTTGGCACCTGCCATACCACCATTAATTATTTCGTCTTCCAGATGTTCTAAATGAGTATTAGTATCTTCTTGTAATGTTTGTTTAAATGATAGCATTTAAGGAACTCCTACTTGAACACTGTTTGCTTCAACTTTAAACGAAATAACATCCGCCTGATCTGGTCTATATTCAGTTCTAATATACTTAGGTTGTGATTTTCCATCAATTTCAAATAGAAAATATACATACACAGCAGTATATTCAAATCCTTTGGTTGAAGATCGTGACACATTTATCTCTATCACAATAAAAGGAAATTCACTTTTCTCTGCTGCTTTAGCTAATGCATCTTCCCTTTTTTTTCTATAATCACCCTTCGTGCCTAATAATTTTACTGTACCCTTTTCACCACCATAAACAATCCACAATGGTAAATTAGTAGTTCCAAATTTTGCTTCTGCATCTAACAAGGCATTTTGTGTAACCAATGCTTTAGTTAAAGATTTTATATCTTTAGAATCTTTTAAAATATTATTTAACATAATATTAATTGTAGCATAAGCAGAGTAGTTACCAATAGTTAAGAATAAAGGAGAACTAAATTCTTTATATGCTTTTCTAGCAGGTGATGGTTTTTTTAATAAAGTTCCAGCTTTATAAT